GCAGCGCTGCCCCTATCTCGGGAGAGGAAAAGACATCGCCCTCGCCCTGCGCGCTGGTGGAAGCAGGAAACACCAGCGGGGCGCAGAGGAGGGCGATGCAAACCGTCAAACGTATGTACGTCATGACCTAGTCTAGCGCGCTGACGGGCGCGCTAGCTAGACCAGCACGGGGACTGTCAGTGTTGGTACGACGAGCGCAGTACCTGTAGTAGCGCGTGCTCCATCTCCCGCCCGAGCTCGACCGCGACGAGGTCGCCGCGCTGATGAGCGCGCATCCTGAGCGCGGTCAAGGTGTCGAGCATGTCCCACGCGCGGGACTGCTGCGGGGTGCAGTTTGGTCGCGATGGCCGCATCAGAAGGGCCTGATCCGCGAGTGCATGACGGCATAGGTCGCGCTCACGAGCGAGAGCGCGTCCACGAGCTGACCGAGCCGAGCCCGCAGATGCTCGGAGCGCAGGACCAGGGGGTCAGGCACGTGTCGACCGGAGAACCGGTCCATGTCCTCCCGCAGCCGCACGAGCCCGTCCACGAGCGCCTGGGCCTCTCCAATGAGGTCCTCGACGCCCACGCGGGCGGACAGCGTCCCATCCTCCAGCACCGCCCGAGGCGAGTCGGGCGGCGCGGTGAATGAGTACGGGTTAGCCTCGGCCTCGGACTGCGCCTCGGCCTCCTGCGCCTGGAGCGCCTTGTCGCCTGATTTGCTCATGCGTCACCGCCCTTCACGATTCGAAGCTGTGCATTGTTCGCATCCGTGAGCTGCTCCCGTGTCGAGGCCAGCTCGCGGGCCGCGTGCGCCAGCTCTCGGGTCTGCCACCGAGCGAGCCAGAGCAGCTCACGGATCGTGTACTCGGTCTGGTTCACTCGGTCGTAGGCGTCCTCCTGCGACCGGATGAGCGCGCCGAGGTCAACGCTCAGGATGGCAGTTTCGAGCCGCCCGAACGCCGCGACCAGCGCGGTCGGGTAGTCCGGCTCGCTCGGTGGCATGTCCACACTCACCTGGTCGAGCAGATGCGCGGGAAGCTGGTCGAGGCGGACGGGCTCGCCCTCCTCGGGAGCCTGGCGCGGCTGCTCGTCACGAGCGCGCATCACCTCGGCCTGGGCGAGGCGCTGGCACTTGGGGCACGTGAGCCCGAACGTGGTGTCGGTCATCTGAGCGCGGGGCGTCTCGGTCCCGCAGTATGCGCAGGCTGAGCAGCTCATGACTTGCCCTCCATGCGCTGCACCGCCTGGACCGCTTCGAGGGCCATCCGGTAGCTCACGACGATAGCGCGGATGTGCGCCACGACGAAGGAGCGCGGGAGCGCCTGGGAGGGCGGGCTCTGGTGGCCCGCCTCGTCGATGGTCTCGAATTCGTCCGCCAGCCTGGTCAGGATTTTGATCGTCTCATCACTCATCGTCTATCTCCTCACTCGCCGGGCTCGTAGCCCGAGCACAATCGGTCTCGGAAATCGTACATCTCCTGGGGGGTCGGCTCGGTGACGTGTACACCGAGCGCGACGAGCGCCAGGGTCACGAGCATCCCGGCCAGAAACGCCCAGAGCAGCCGCTCGCTCTCCTGCTCGCTCATGGCTCACCCAGGTACTCGGTGATCTCGGTCTCGACGCTCTCGCGCTGCCCGTCGTCCAGCTCGACCGCATCACCCTTCGCCGCCACGGTCACCCCACCGATCACCAGATCCTCCGCTCGGGTTGCACCCTCGACGACCGCGTGAGCAGGCCATGAGGGATCGGTCATGCCGCCGCGCTGAGCGGGCTCGATGTGGTACTCGACCTCGACCTCGGTCTCGACCTCGATCTCGACCGCGTCCCCGCCGCCGCCCGTGATGGTCAGCGTCTGCATGATGTAGAAGTTCTTCACTGTGCCACCTCCAGCCGCTCGCTGATGGCCTGGCGGATCGCCGCCATCATGCCGAGCGGGGTGGGCAGAGCGCGCCATAGGTAGTCCGTCTGGTCGGGCAGGTCCCGCCAGAGCTCGGCGAACGCTGCGCCGCCCGAGCGGTAGAGAAACGCGTAGCGGTTGCCCGTCTCGGGGTCCTCGCCACGCGTCACGATGCAGCCATCCACCTCCTCGACGTACACAGCGGCGATGCAGCGCTCCGCGCAGCTGCGGTGGTACTGCGCGGTCATGTTGCCCACGCGGCGGCGGAACACGTCATCGTGGGACGCCTGGACGGCCTCGGTGACCTCCTGGGCGGGGCGGCGCGCCCACTGCTGCAGGTAGACGTCCCAGTAGCTCACACTGCCGTCACGGTGGTACGTCGGCTTACACTCGGGTTTCCAATTCGGTGTCATCACTCGTCTCCTCGTTGCTTGGTTTACCGAGACCCCGCAGGGTTTCGGCCGGGAACCACCCGGCCTCATCAGTCGGCTCAGTGGATGCGGCGGGCTGAGGGCCGGCGCTTCTTGGTGGGGGCCGGGGCGGTCTCGATGACCGGCTCGATGATGGAGGCGGTCAGGGGTCGGGCGCTCACTCGGCGGGCTGAGGGCTTGCGGCTGGCGCGAGTCCTGCGAGCCGGAATGGGCTGACCGGCGAGGCGAGCGCGGAGCGCGGTGACGTGGTAGCACTTGCCGTGGTGCGTCCAGCCGAGGCAGGTGCAGCTGACGTCGGAGCCATCGGCCTCGCGTCCCGAGAGCTCGTAGCTGTTGCCGGTGTCACCAGCGATGCGCATGACCATGAGGCCGTCGGCGCGCACGGTGAAGCGAAGCGGGCTGTTGATGTCGGTGATTTGCGTGGTGTTCTCGTCGCTCATGAGAATAACTATGAGGCCGAAACGCCGATTTGATTAGGCCCTCAAATTGCAAAACACCTGTGCCCCGGTGGGACAATCACTCGAGCCGCTCGCTCACCTCCTCGATCGTCATGCGCTCGACGAACACCGGGGTGCCTGGTCCCACCCACGCCCCCGTGACGTTAAACGAGATGTATTCATCGACCTCCTCCTCGGGGCATCCCTGCGCCACGAGGACGCGCCGCACGGCTGCGAGGTCATAGACCAGGAGCATCCGGTCACCCTGCGAGCCGAGGCCGATGAGCGCCTCTTCAAGGCCGTCAGCGGCCATCGGTTCACGCTCAGTCATAGTTCAGCTCCCATGCGTCATCGCTCACGTGTCCGCGTTCGAGGATGAGCCGGGCTCGCTGCCCGACGATTTGACCGACTTGGGGGACCACGGCGTTTCCGAGGCAGCGCAGCTGGTCCACTCGTCCGGGAAACCCATTAACCAACCGACCCATCTCGGGCTCAGCGCTCCAGTGGTGCGCGCCTGGTCGGTGGGCCGGTGTCGATTCCACTCGTCGGCCGAGCGCGGCAAGGTCGCCGAGGACGCGGTCGAGTCCTCGAATAATGAGCGCTGAGACATTCTCAGCGACGATGAGGCGCGGTCGTAGCTCGCCACACAGACGCCCAAACTCGCGCCAGAGTCCTGATCTCGCTCCATCTAAACCCTCCCCCTTGCCTGGTGCGCTGATGTCCTGACACGGAAACCCGCCGCAGATCACGTCACAGCCAGGGAAGTCCTCGCCCGTGACCTCGCGGACGTCCTCGAAACGCTGCGCCTCGGGCCAGTGGTGCGCCAGCACCTGGCGAGCAAATGCGTCCTGCTCAACCTGCCACCGGGTCACCCCGAGCCCGGCCCATTCGAGGCCGAGCTCAAGGCCCCCAATCCCTGAGAACAGACTCAGGATGTTCATGGCTGCTCCAGTCTCAGGATCTCCTGCGAGGCGACGTGGAGCAGGGTACCGAGCGCATACGGCTCCTCGGTGACCTGATGCGTGCGGCCCACCCGGTCATGGATGACCGCGCGCCAGAGCTGCCCGTCTCGTCCTACCTGTATCTGGTAGTTCCGAGAAGGGCGCTCACTCTCAGAATGGGGCATCGCTCCGCTGCTCGGCGGGAGCGCTCTGGAGCCATGCGAGCAGCTGCGGCTGGTCGCATCTCACATCGACGAACCAGCGCTTACCCTCCGCGAGCGACCTCAACCAGTCCGTGATCATTTTCATGGGGTACTTGCTGGTGTCGCCGCCCTCGTCGCTCTTCTCAGCGATGCTGATGGAGATGCGATTGCTCATGCGCTGGTTACGCCACGCCGTGAGGATGTCGAACCGCTCCTCGGTGTTCTCTTTGTTTGTGATGGAAACTGAAAATAGAGGTCCTGCCATTTGTCTGCCTTTCGTTACTCGCTACTACCTGGACCGTGACCCACCGTGGGTCAGGAACGACTGGTGTCCTGGATGCTGTACGCCTCGGGCTCCTGCGCCTGGGCGGGAGCGGGAGCGGGGCGGGTGTGTGCGCCGCCACCGAGCGCCTTCTCTCGCGCCACCCACGAGGTCATGAGCTGTCCATAGCTGCCGGACAAATCATCCTGTAGAGACTTGATCGCGCCCTTCAAAATGTCATCGCCGTAAAGCTCGGCCAGCGTGCGCTTTTTCGCGATGGAGTCGGCAAGCGCCTGGTGCCGTGCGTCGACGGGAGCGGGCTTTGAGCCCCCGTTGACCGGGCGTGTGGGCTTGGTGCCCACGCCCGGTCTGGGCGTGACTGGTGCGGTCTCTGGCGTGTCCTGCGGCGGGACATCCTCGCCTGCGTAGATGTAATGACCGAGCCCGAAGAGGGCGAGGCATTTGGTCATGGCTCGCTGGCGACAGTCATTGATCTGCCGAGCGGTGGGCTGAGCCACGGCCTTGTGCCGGTGGTCCATCACGGGCAATGACATCTCGCGGCGCAGTCCTTCGATCTCGATGGAGCAGAACACAGCGCACGTGCCATCCTCGTAGGTCATCACGTCGCGCTCCCCGAACCGCTCGTAGTGAAGCGCTGCGTCGGGGTAGTTCTCCATGAGTACTCCCCACGCCCACGCCCATGAGAGATACGAGAGCCCGTTACGCTTCTGAACTCTCTTGCTCACGTCGATGGCGCTCAAGGTCTGCCATATCTCCGCTGCCTTCTTCCGTCGTTGCTCTGGTGTCATCCTCGTTGCCTCCTGCCAGTCCATGGCGTTTCTCAGCCAGGGTCAGTATCCGTTTGATCCCCGCCGCCGCTGCGCGAGAGAAGTTCACGCCCGGGTCGACCCGGGCGATGCGGCGCATGCGCTTCCTGTGATCGTCAGGGATGTATATCGTCACGTACGCCATCGAACTCCTCCCAGAACTGCGAGACCTGCTCACCGAGGTAGTCGCAAAAGTCGTGGTCACGCATGCACACCCACGCCCGCAAATCCATGCCGCCGATGTTCGTGACAAGCATCGACCACTGCGGGCCAGCGCGCCTGGAGCCCAGCACAGCAAGCTGCATCTGCACTTGATAGGCGTGCTGATACGGAATGCCCCACGTCTCGTGATGCGCCTCGGGTCCGCGCTCGAAGAGCATCTTGGGATCTCGCTCGCCGCCCTTGGGCTTGAATATCGCCCGCTGGCGCTTCATTTTGACCTCTACCAGCCCGGGCCCGTGCTCCTGACCGAGGCGGTAGACCTCTTTACGCAGCGGCGCTAGCCAGCCTGTGTCGCGCTCGTCGCGGCCGTCCAGAAACTCGGGATGCGCTTCCACTTCCCACATCGGATCGGGCAGACACCACCCGTCAATGGTCGCGCCCATGCGTGGATACGCCAGCGACTCGTACATGTGATTCACGCGGACCATCGGCACCCCGATGACGTGTCCCGCGTCCGCGAGGATGCGCGGCTCACAGCGCGAGCCCCACGCCATCGCCGTGTTGACCGTGAGCTCCTGGCGCTCTCGGAATTTGCGCAGCAGCGCAGCGCGCTCGCTGAGTCCCCAGTCAGCGGCGTCGCGTCGGTGGTACTGACACTGCCCGAGCAGCGCAGAGGCCCAGGAGGCTGTCAGGTTCTGCCAGCGGCGGGCCTTCCATGCCTCGGTGTCCTCGCCCGCATCGCCGCCATAGAGGCACGCCTGCGGGTCTACCCCCGCCATCGGGTCGATTCCGACCCGCTCCATATCGTCACTCATGGTGTCCCCTCGTTGCTCAGGTGTTGACGTCCAGAGTGATATACGTATATGGCCATAGGGAGCAAGGGGGAAAATGAGTCATGCAGACATTAGCCGACCTCGTACACGAGGCCATGGGGAGCGGATTGCTCCAGCCGAATCCGCCTCAGTGGATGCGCCTGGGACTACCGGAGATTGATCGAGCGATGGGAGGAGCGGGCATCCAGCCCGGCACGGTGGGCATACTCGGAGGTGGTACAGGGTCCTGTAAATCCACGCTGGCGATGCACATGGCTCTCAACAGCGAGGACCAATGGGGGGTGGTCAGCCTTGAGGACAACGCGGCGCAGCTCGGGCTGCGGGCGGTGGCGATGGCTGCGCGCATCGACTCGCGGCGGCTGCTGCGAGGGACCATGGGGCTGGAGCTCGACGCCTCGGTGAGCGAGCTGCTGGAGCGTCAGTTTCCGCTTTTTGAGTGCCCGACCGACGCGACGCAGGAGGAGGCGCTCGTCTGCGCTCGACGCCTGGCGCAGGCGGGATGCAAGGTCATCGTGATCGACTACCTCACCAAGATACGCTCTGACCCTGGAGCAGACCGGAGGAGCGACATACAGCGCCTCTGGGCTGGCCTCCAGCGCTGCGCAGTGGATGAGCAGGTAGCTGTGATCGCGGTCACCCAGCTCAATCGCTCCAGCCAGCGAGGCGAACCGAGCTTGCAGTCTCCGAGCGAGTCGAGCTCTATCGAGATCGAGGCGCGCTTTGCGCTGATGGCCTGGACTGCCCCCGATGAGATGCGCGAAGACACCCAGGTGATCAGCGTCAAGCTAGCGAAAAACATCTGGGGTGGGGTGGGCACGACGGATCGGTTCGTTCGCTCGGGGGCCAATCTGGTCCATGAGTCAGAGTGTGGGTATGGCCTCTCACCGAAGGAATACAGCGATGACCGACCACGCTAAGATCGGACGTAGGAGCCGCCAGAAAGGGGCGCAGGGCGAGCGAGACGTCGCCAATGAGCTACGCGTCATCTACCCGGACGCAGCCCGAGGAGGGCTGCTCCAGACCCAATACGGGCGCGGCTCGAATGCCTGCGACGTCGAGCACACCCCATGGTGGGTGGAGGTGAAACGAGGAGCTCGACCGAACATTCAAGGGGCGTTCGAGCAGGCCACGAGCGAGACCGACGGGAGGCCGCCGCTGGTGGTGAGCCGGAAGGACCGCAGCGTGTGGCTCGCAACGATGAGCCTGGAGCGGTTCATTCACCTCGTCCGCATCATCCAAGAGTATCAGAAGGCTCTCGATCCAGAATTTCAGATAGTAAAGGGGGAGTCTGGTCACCCAGCATCAAACGATACTGACTCGTCAGCAGCTCCCGAAGCTGGCGACGCTGGCGATTCGTGAGGCCAGCCCACACGTCCTCTGTCTGGATGCCCCGAGAGAACACGAGCTGCGGGTTACGCGTGGTGTGACCCCTGCTCGTGTGGCTCCAGACGTCGAAGCTCGGACCGAGGTGCGCGGCTAGCTCTCGGGCGAACCACTGGCCCGTCGAGCAGGCGTACAGGATGATGGTGGCTCGGTCGGTACAGCTCTTGATGCCCTCGGCCAGACACTCTGCGCCCGTCTTGCCCGTGAAGCCCAGCTCAATCCCGGAGCGCCACCCGTGGCAGAAGAAGGCCAGCTGTGACGCCTGGCGGTTCTCGCGGCTCCAGAGCTCGGCCAGCACCAGATCACGCAGCTGCCCTTTGCTGCGCTCTTCGGGATCGAGAAGCACAGCGTGGCCGTTGTTCATCTCGCACCATTTACGGGCCTCCGGTATGAATGCCCCGCTGGCGTCGTGTTTGCCTGGGCTGTTAGTGCCGCGCACAAAAGCTAGGGAAGGTCGTCCGGGTGCGGCGGCGGGCTCGGCTTTGTCAGGGGCAGCTTGAGCTTGCGGTGACTGTCCAGGGGCTGCAGGACGCTCAGCCGCGCTAGGGTCTGCTGTATCAGCAGTAGCGCGGCGTCGTCTTTTGGGGTGGGGGTGAGCCGGGTGATGAAGCTCGCCGCAGCCACGAGCGCGCCCGCGGCGGCCACGAGCTCACCCCAGTGGTTGAGCAGCCAGCTCATCGCCCCGAGCTCCTCCAGAACCGCATATCTACCGGGTCCGCAGGAAGGACGCTTTCTACGTGGAGATACTGGACCGGAACGCGCCCGGGCAGATTGTGATCATACAGGTTCGACATGTCGAAGCGCACGGTCTCGCCTGGTGGCAGGATGGCATACTGACCCGAGAGAGGGGAGGGAGGCGGATCGGGATATGCGTTGGTGTTCGGTCCCGCTGCAAACCCGGTCGTAGGATCGCCGTTGAAATAGTACTTAAGCGCCTTGTCAGCGGGTCCACCGACCGACGCATTTTGAATCGTCAAGAAATTCAAAAGCAGCCCGTGGCTTCCACCTGGCGCGCTCCCCGAGATGTCGGCCGGGACTCCGGGCAACGGGATCACGATGCCCAACCCCACCTCATACGCGTAGACCGCAATGGGCGGTCTGACCTGCTGGGCTTTGTCTACGTTTGCACTCATGCGTCACTCTCCAGTCGGTCTGACAGTGTCTGATATCTACCTGAGCTACTGCGCGAGGCTGCGGGCATGCGTGCCGCAGCCTGCGCCGCTCGACGTTCGTTGAGCCCCATGACCTGGGCTTGCTCGGGTGTCTGCGCTCCTGCGTAGTTCTGCTGAAAGCTCAGGAGCGCGGGGCCGGTCATCAGGTTGTCGCCCGGTATGCCCATCATCAGCCCGACCTGTATGCGCGTGGTAAACGGGACGTCCTTGGCCTTCTGCATCTGCTCGCTCACTCCGATTGCCATGTCTGCAAAGAGGTTGGGATACACCCACTGTACCGCCTCTGCGGTCTCGGTGCGCAGGCGTCCCGCGCCGAGGTCATCGAGCAACACCAGCGGGTCCTCGACCGCGCGATAGGTGAGCAAGAACGAATCGACCTGACCAGCGCTGGCGGGCTGGCGCTTGCCGGTCAGCGGGTCGGTGCCCTGCTGCGGGAGCTCTCGCGCCAGATAGGTCAGCGCCCGAGCTCCCTGGAGCTGCATCGCTTCTCCGAGTCCAGGGTCGAGCGCGGTAGCGCTGCGGGTCGCCTGGCCGAGCTGCGCAATCGTTAGATCCATTTGCTGCATCTGTCCCCGGATGGCCTCGGAGATCTTGGCGTAGGTCTCACCCTTCGCGCTCGGCGTCATCCTGTCGATCTCGTTGGGGTCCGGCGCACCCGTGCCCCGCGTGACCGCTGCGCCGAGCAGGTGCGGCTTGTGGGCCAGCTTTGCATATTCGAACGCTCGCGAGGCTCGGCCCATGGCTCCCGCGAAGCGCTGTTTGGCCTGGGTGACTGCTCCGACCACGAAGCTGCGGGCTGTCTCTGACTGGGCGATGCGCTTGCCTACGCCATAGATTGCGCCGAGGGTCGGGTCGATGGCGATTGCTGCCATCGTGGGAATGTCACCGCTCGCGACGTCCTGGGCTACGTCATAGAGCTTTTTGACAGTGACCCGGTAGCCCGAGGGCTCACCGACTGGGGTGGGCTTGCGGTACTGCGCCCTGTAGGAGTCATCGACCACGCCCCGAGTCTTGAGCTGCGGGATCACCTTCTCACCGGCTTTGTTCAGTTGCTTGAGCGCTGGAGCGATGCGCTCCGCTGCCTCGGGTGCCGCTTCGGCATACGTGCCGAGCGCGGTGCGGTAGCTGTCGAGGCCGTCCGCCACGTCCTGCAAGCTGCCGTTCTCGCCCGTGCTCACGAGCTCATCCCATTTGGCCGCGTCAAACTTACCGCCTCGCCCGATGAGCCCTGCAGCTGCACCACCCTCTGCACCTGCCACACCGTAGAGCCTGGCCTGTGCGCCCTCGACCTCTTGAAGGGCGGCGACCTCGGTCCTGATCTTCTCGCCGAAGGTTCCAAATGCACCCGGCTCGGTCCCGCGCCCTAGCTGCGCTTTGCGCAGACCATCGAGGAGGGTCGAGGCGGTCTGCTTGCTCACGTCATCAGCTGCGGTTGATGCGCCTGCGACCTTGCGCAGCGCCTCGCCCGCCTGGTCGAACGCGTGGAAGGCTGCGCCGACGTTGCGAGCGGCAACGCGTGACCCTTCCTGGGGACCATCGAAAGGCCCGCGCCTTTTCTTCGGTTGCTTGACGCTCTCGCCAGGAGCACGCGCCCCCTTGCCTCGGGGCTGCGATGGGTACAGAGCTTCGAGTTCGTCTTTGATCTGCTTCGATGCGTTTGCAAGGGCGGTCCCTGCGGGCGCGTCGTCGAGTGCCGCAAAGATGCGCGCCTTCTGCTGAGCGAAGGACTCCCGAGATCTATTGAGCGTGTCCTCGGCAAACTTCCAACGGACAGCCTTGTCGACGTCACGCCCGGCCACGCCGTTATGCTTGAGAATCGCTTTGCCGCGCTTCGTGTGGGCGGGTCCTGAGGTCCCCTCGATGCCCTCCATCAGCTCATCGGCCTGGGTGGTCGAGGGCGCTGCTGCGGCCTCGCGTAGCACCCGCCCCTCTGTCTCGACCACGTTGCCCATCTGCTCGACGGTCTCGCCGTACTCTGCGGCCCTGCGCCTGGCTGGCGTACCGTCCGCCGCTGCATAGCGGGCTGAGAATCCCGGTTCATTCATCTCGCGCAGGACCACATCGGGGACGGTCTCACCGCCCGCGCCCGTGTTCCACTCGGCATACTCCTCGAACGTGCCCCCGCGCTCCGGTGGGGTGTTGCGGTTGCGGATCATCTCGCTGAAGTCGCTTTTGCTGTGGTAGTGCTTACCGGCGGCGTTTGCTGCCTCTGCACCGTTCACGAGCTTGCCCGCGTCGTTGCGCAGCTTGCGCTTGGCTAGCCAGCCTGGGACGTTGTAAGCGCCCCTCATGGCTGTGCCTGCCACGTATGCACCGAGACCCCAGAACGCTCCGGTGCCCGCGCTAGACCAGATCTCCTCACTCGTTAGCTCGCGCTGGTCGATTGCCGCCTGGGCGTATGCCATTTGCATCTCACCGAGCGCGCCCTCGGCAGCGAGGGTGGAAGCGGAGCGGGTAGCAGACAGAGCAGCGCCGCTCACCGCAGGGCTCACGCCTGCGGCTGCGGCTCGGGTGGCAAGGAAGTTCTGCATCTGACGGCCACGGCTAAGCAGGTTCGCCGCTCCATAGCCGAGCAGGCCAGAGGGTAGCGCCTGGGCTCCGAGGGTCGTAGCGGCGCGCGCCGCGCCTGCTGCGAGACCCCCCACCGCTGCACCTCCGATGATGCTGGTGGAGATGGCCGCGTTCAGGTCACCAGCGAGCGCGGCGTTTGGATTGGCGTCTCGTGACGCTCGAACCCGCGCAGCGGCGAGGTCATCGCCGAACCACTCCAGAGCTTTGCCTGCCGTCGCTCCCGTGGCGGTAGATACCGCGAAGGTCTCCAGCCCTCCGAGCGTAGCGAGCTGCTCTTGTACGTCGCCAGCGGTACGGTTGACGATGGCCTCTGCGACCTTGAGCCGTCCGCCCTCGCCCGCGTCAGCGCGGGTATAGCGCCCTCGGTTCGGCTCGTAATCCTCCCACGCGATCCAGCCGACCTCTTGAGTCTGAGGATCGAGGACGTGAACAAATCTGCGCCCATCGACGACTTGCTCGGCGGACTCGCCGCGCATGATGTCGGCCAGGTCCTTCGACCGGTCGCTGAGCATTGATCGGATCTCGGGATCCTGAATCGCCGCCGGGTCGATGCCCTGCGTCAATTGCTCATAGGCGATGAGCTCGGGATCTTTGGACGAGTCCTCCGGTGGCGTGGGGATCGTCCGTTCGTCGCTCATCGCTTACCTCTCGATCCGCGAGATCCTATCGCTGCGTTCTTGGCATCCCGCTTGAGCTTCTGCGCACGGCGAGTATTCAGCGTGGGCTGGTTTCCGAAGTTCTGAATCTTGCGAGCCTTCGCGCTGTAATGCTCGCGCATCATCTCATCCATAGCCTCCCAGCCGCGCTGATTGGCAAAGGCTTTCCATGAGGCCGGATTGCTGAGGAAGCTGCCGATCGTCGCCACTTCGCCCTGATTAAGGACTCCGCCTTGGGAGATGTTCTTGTTAAAGAGCGCGATCGCTGCCAGCACCTGCGCGTCCGCCTCTTTGTCTCCGAGGTCCTCCCATGCGTCCTGGTCGAACTTGGTGATCACGTTGTCGTAAAGGCGCTTCCATTCGCTCAGATCGCTCGCAATCGTGTTGAACTCGGTGAGGTCCTTATCGATGCCTGCATAGGGCGGGATGCTGACCCGACGCCCGCCGCTCACCTCGGTGGACCGGAGGTCCGGGGATACTGCAACGGTGTCGAGAATCGTCACCTCACGCGGGGCGGTTGCCTCGTAGTCCTTACGTTCCTTGGGGGTGACCTTTTCCTGCTTAAGCGCACCGACGCGTACCCATTCGTTCGGTCGGGCACCACGCTGCCAGCCTCGGAAGATTACGTCCTTATATTCTTCAGGCACTCGGATCCGTTGCCAGAGCTGCCGACCCTGGCCCGCGTGTTCCAGAGGTACAGCGCCCAGAGGCACCCGAAGGCCGGAGCCGTCTGGAAGGATGCCCGTACTCGGATTGTCCGGGTCGACCTTGACGCCCCATCGAGCAAGCGGGTTTTCGGCGGCGGGCTGCTGCGGTCGCTCCCTACGCCTCCCGCGGCGCTTGAGCTTGTTGGCGTTCGCCTGTTTCTTGTCTGCGTCGCGCTTTGCGTCCTGCGCCCTCTGGGCGTCCTCCCGCGCCTCGGCGGCCTTCTGCTCGGAGGCTGCGCCCAGTCCCGCCTGGGTGGCCTCGCCGCCGCCCTCGGCTGCATCGCGCTGCATGTCATGCGTGGAGATGGGTGGGAGCGTTTGGCCCTGGCTGGCCGCGAGCATGGCCTGAGCTTTGCGCACGGGCATCGCCATGGTCACACCAAAGCTGCCTCGGGTCGCCGCCTCGATCTTCTCAGCGTATTGCATGCGTAGGTTTGCGATCGCTTCCTCACCCCGAGCGCGCAAGACCTGATCATTGGTCTGGCTGATAATGGCCTGCAGCCGATTCTCGGTGTAGCGCAGGAGCGTCGCTTGCATCGCTTCGCTAGCAACCATGTCGTCCCGAAACGCTGCGCGCATCTCCTGGGCGAGCTGCAGCCCCATCTGCGCTGAGAACTGCTTGTTCTTGATGGCCTCGCGCTGGCTCTCCATGTCGCGCTGAATCGCCCGGTCGATGATCTTGAGCGCCACGTTAGGGCCACCCGTTCGAGCCGATAGCATGGCTCCGGTAGCAATCGAGAGCGCCGCTCCGAAGCTCGCCGCCTGGGCGTCGCTTCCGAAGAGCCGCCCTGCGCTCGGAGCCATCGCCCCGAGCTCGTCGGCCTGCGCCTGCAGCTTGCGCGAACGGTCGATCGCATCCTGCATCGCGGTCTCGCGCTGCTGGGCTAGCCTGTTAGCCTCGGCTGCGAGTACGTCGCTGGTGTCCTGCAGAGCCTTTGCCTTGGCCTCCTCCTGGCGCTGAAACGCTCGCGTGAGATTTGCCTGTGTTTGCTGCTGTTCTCCGAGCGCTTCCGCCAGCATCCCCAGGTTAGGCGAGTCGATACCCTGCCGGGTGACCTGCGCCATGGGCGGACCCCGCCGCCCCTTCGGAGCCTTGGGAGAGACAACGGATTCGGTGATCTTGACCAGCCTTCCGCTCTGGTCGACACGGTATCCGCCGCCCTTGAGCATCTGATCACGCATGACGTTCGGCCGCATCTGGGGAGCGGGCGCAGGCGTGGCCGCCTGGCCTCCAGCCGCAGCCGCGCGCGCTGCGCCTTGATTCGCCGCGGGCTCGGGCGCAGGCTTCGCGGGGAGCTCGGGAGCCGAGGGCGCAGGCACCGGAGCGCTGTCATCGCCGCCGCTGAGCATGTCGACGAATCCGCTGATGGTGGAGCTGACGGTGGGTTTCGGCTTGGGGGCCGTCGCGCCCGCGCCGCCTGCCCCGTCGCTCGTCACCTCCCGCAGGACGTCTCTGATCCCAAAGATCATCGCTTGCCCCTCCCCTGGAGCGACTCGGCAAAGAGCTTGTTCTGCTCAGCCTGGAGCCGGTTACGCTCCTGAGCTGCGCCGAGCTGCTGCTGCGCCCGCGCGTCCTGTTTCTGCGCGGCTCCCTGACTCGATAACCATGCACCCGTGGCGGAGAGCGCCCCGAGCCCTGCGTTTATCTGGGTCTGGATCCGCGACTTGCGGATGTCGGCTAGCTGCTGCTGTGCCGCCTGGCGCTCACGAGCCGAGGCGATGGCGGCTTGAGCCATGACGTCAGAGCCCGCCCTTGCCGCCGCCATCTGCGCATTACGCATGGCCAGCGCCGGGGAGATGTCTCGACGCCCGAGGCTGGCCCCCCTGATGCCTCTGGCGAGCTGTCCAGCAGCTAGCGCACCCTCACGCCTGGCAATGGTGTCACCGCCTGCGCGGTCCCGCAATTGGCCCTCGAATTTCTTGTCGCGCTCCAGCATCGGAGCCACTACGCCGAGCGCTGACCCTGCCAGCCCGAGGCCGAGGCCCAGCTTATCTTGTAGAGTCACGCTGTCCCAGAAGCCGCCGCCTGGCGTCTCACCCGCCGCCTCGGTGATGGTCTCTGTCGGCGCGGCCTGCTGGCGCGCTGCGAGGCGCGCCGCGGCCTCCTCGTTGCGGTAGGTGGGGACGGGCTGCTCGGGCGGCAGCATCAGCCCGTCGCCGAGCGCGTCGAGCTCCTGACCAATGCGCGCCTGCTCATTTTGGAGCGGATCGGAGAGCGAGAGCCGCGGCGCTGCGGTGGGTAGCGGCGCGGAGGCGCGCTCCAGGTCAACGACGCCCCCGTCCCCTCCACCCATCATCCATGTGGCCTCTGACCCATCGCCCAAGGTCTCGTCGGCGGCGAGCGTCGAGAGGGCGTCGAGGCCGTAACGCTGGCCGAGGTACGCGCCGAGGTTGGGCGCATCCTCGGCGCTGACTAGATCGGCGTCGGCCACGTTAAACCCATCATCGAGCGCGGTCAGGCTCGCGGTGAGCTCAGCCATTCCCTCCGGGTCGGTCTCGGCACCCACAGCGATCGCGTCCCGCAGGGCCTGCTGCTCATCCGCATCGGGCGCGAGGACTTGACGCGCGAGCTGCTCCAGACTGTCAAAGCTCGGGCCGTCCAGCGTCGGCTTCGTCATGTCGTGGCTATAGTTCTGCACCCACTCTCGACCCGCGCGCTTTAACTGCTCGTCGCTGTAGCCCTCCTCGCGGAGGCGCTCCAGAAAATCCTTGAGGACGATAGGAATTGTTTTTCCTTGCGAGCCGCTGCGTAGATCCTGCTCTGCCATGTCTCACCTCGATTGCAGGTAGCCCGCCAGACCACCGATTACAGATCCACCGATTGCCCCGGCGATAGTCCCCACGCCCGGAACCACGCTGCCGATCTTGGCACCAAGCGCGCCCCCGCTCATGCCGCCCTGCAGCGTGGCGGCGGTCTGCTGCTCCCAGCTAGCCTCCACCTCCTCGACCTCCAGCGGCTGACGCCTGGCCTGCGGCCTGGATTGCATGGGCATTGGCTCGGCGGTCGGTGCGGCCAATCCCGCCGGGAGCGGATTGGCCTGGGCGAGCGGGCCGAGCGGGCTCGGTCCCATCCCTGCGTTCGCTGCGCTCCATTGGCTGGCGATGCCGGCGAAAGGCTGTTGGCGCTGAGCCTGCGCCTGGGCGAGCCCTTGGATCTCAGCGATGTCTGCGCGGAGTCTGATCATGTGCTCGCCTCCGTCGTAGGAACCTTGTCCAGCCCGACCTTCACGCCGCAGAGCAGGGTCAACATTTCGAGCTGCCAGCCGGTACAGACCTCGGGGATCGCAGTGCTCGGAACGTACTCACTCATGCGTACAGAGATGCTCTCGCATTTCTGACGGCGCGGGCGAACGCGGATCTTGATTCGTCCGCCTGCTGCGGCGGGTGTGTCGTAGTCAAACGTTTCGGTGGGTGCGTCCTCGTAATCATATGACAGCTCGACGCGTAGCCCGCTCGCGCTTGAGAGTTGTTGCTGACCTTCGAGCTGCAGCTCCCAGACTCGCCCGAAGCCCTGGATCCGTCCCATGGCGAGCCAGCCCGTGGTGAGCGCCATGAGCCCCGAGTCAAACGGGACCGTTGTCACGGGTGCAGGCTGCTCGGTAAGCGCGACCAGCGTCACCCCGCCCGCGCTGGCCTCGGCGAGCAGCGGCCGCCCCTGGCGCTGCGTCGCCGCAAACCCGAGCTCGGTCTGTCCAAAGGTCGACCACTGCTGACGCAGGTAATTGAACACCCAGCGCTGCTGGTTCCCGTCCTGCACACGGCCCGAGTAAAAGATGACGTCGCTCCTGAGGCCATCGATCGCTGTCGCCAGAACGGGTCCAGTCGTGGAGTCCTCGTAGGGGAGACCCACATAGGAGAGGGTCAGCCCACGATCCACGAGGTAAAAACCGCGCTCGCCCTGGAACATGCAACCGAAGTCACCGAAGACCACGCTGCGCTTGTTTTCGCATCCCACCGTATCGGTCAGCAGCGCAGGCTCGGCAAAGCCTGCGCCCTGCCCCGTGTCGCTCGGCCCTTCGCCGTAGGTGTAATAGATGGCGCTCCGGGAGAACAGCAGCACTCGACCATCAGGGAGCACACCGACCGCCGTCAGAGGATCCTCGCTGCCGGGAACTCTCACAGTCAGATTGCCGTTCCACTCGGGCGCATAGCCTCGCCGCAAAAGCTTCGTGTATTGCGCCTGGCGCGGGTTGATGGAGCTCACCGACCAGAGGCGGTTATTGGCAGCAGCCAGCGCGGCGCTCGGGTCTGGTGCGTCCGCTGCGAGCTCACCGGCGGATGTATAGAGGAGCTCCTCGCTGCCGATGCGGGTGTCGAGGAACGTCGCCGGATCGAGCGCCAGACCGGGGATCGTCGCTTGCCAGACCGCCGTACCTACCGGGTACATTTCGAGCATCCCGCATTGCTGTGGCCCGGTACTCTCGTCCGGCCCCGAGGCGTAGACCTCGATCAGAGCGGTTCGGGAATTGGACAGGCCAATCAACGGGTAGGGGATAGGGTAGGCTGCGCACCGGATATTAGCCCGCTCGTCGCTGCTGGCGGAGAAGCTGTACGCCGCCGTCGCTGCGCTCTGCCATGGCACCGAGCGGTGAACCCCTCCACTCTCGTCATACGTGACCGCGTGACCGGCGAACGTGAAAAGAGTACCCGCAGTGCCCACGCCGGACTCGGTGAGCTTACCGACCATCGGCATGCCCTCCCGCTCTCCCGCGCTGTTCTCGCCGTAGATTTGCGGGATGTCGAGGATAGCTTGCGGACCCCAGCCCGCCGCTGGCGCTTGGGGTCCGCCGCTGGATACCACCTGCGCGCCGTCCATCGCTGCATAGTCGCCAGCGGTGACAGTGGATGGGTCAGCGGTAGGGTCGAGGTGCGCGATGTAAGGGCGAGCCCGCGAGGCTCCTCCTGACAGCTTGGTCGCGGCCTCCCCGCTCGCTCCCCAGTCATCGGTCGTGAACGCCAGCGGAGCGCTCCGCTCGAAACACTGCAGGCTCACCCGCCCATCGCTGCGGGTGAATAGATTGGTGCGCTGCTGGAATGGATTGCTGATGTACGTTCCCATGGCCTGCGCCTGGGGGACCAGCTGGGTGATCGCGATGGCCTGATTTTTGGCGCTTGATCCATCGTTCCAGTCCGCAGGTAGCGGGACATCAGCGAGCTCCTCGATCTCACGGCGGCTCACGAGGAGGTATGTGCTGGTGCATACGTCAGCGAACGCGGTCGGGCCTTGCTGGCCGACCTGCGTTCTGTCGTCGCCTGGTGCCGATGCATACAGGCCCACGCTCGGGCCGATGCCCTCGATGTAAGCGCCTTGGCTGGCGATGGCTGCGCCTGGAAACGAGCTCACACTCTGCGCTCCAGCCACTAGCGCGCCGTCATTCTCCAGCAAGGCATGAACCACGCAGGCACTGTAGATTCCGCCGCCTGTCGCCGTCGAGGCGAACGGGGTTAGCGGGGGAGAGATCATCTGCACGCCGCACCAGAGACGCCCGCTCCCGTCGTTAAGCGGGGCGATAAAACTGCCGGTCCACGCGCCTCGGGTCATGGCAACGGTTGACGTCACGTCGAGCGTCGCGGGGGGGGCGTCCTGACTCTGGCGCGCAAACTCGCCGGCGTTGCCGGGCAATACCGGAGGCAGCGCCGCGGTGATTCCGAGCTCATAGGAAAACGGGTCGTTAAGCTGGTTGAATCCGAAATCATACGTGACCCGCAGGGTCTCACTCGTACACCAGACGATCAGCAGCCCCTGGCCAGTATCATGCAGACCCGCGGGCCACCGGGTCGTAGCTGACCCGATCGGTGTATAGGAGGGGTTGACCGGGTCAGCCACTATCACCCCGCCCACGAACTGCCATTTGCGTACGACACAGCTGTCAGCGCCGTCGCTGTGAAGCGTGTATGTGCCCTCGCCGGGCACCACCAGCAGATCGAGGGCGGGCGTCAGCTGAGCGCCGGTGTCATCGGTTACCCGCGCGGCCTCTTGCGCCCCATCCACGTCATGCACATAGATCTTGCAGGCGGGCGTGATGTCATCGCCTGGGTTTCCAAAATTGTTCGATGAGTTAGGCAGCGTGTTCAAAACATCGCGCTGATCACTCGTGTTCGTGCCGGGCGCAGGGCCGGGCGGCGGCTCACGAGTCGAGAGCGTGAACCCGTAGCCCTCGGTGCCTGGAGAGCCAAACTGCACCGGATACGCGAGAGCACATGCGCTCCAGAAAACGGTGTTGTCGGTGTCCGCTCGCACCTTGGGAAACGCAGGAGGAGCGCCCTCGGCGTAGTTATTCGCCAGCACTCCAGCCTCGATGCCGGTCAGCTCCTCGTATGGCTGCTCTGGGCCCTTCTGGGTGTCTCCATCGAATATCCCATAGGCGCAGCCTTCGGTACGGTAAACAGCCGAGCTGGGGTTCTCGCTGGCCCGGTACATGGAGGTGGTGGGCGTCACCGGAGTCACCGCGCCGGTGAGGTCCTGGACGATGCGGTAATCGCCTGACGGATCGGCATTCCACGCGGCAAAGGTTCGCTGCTCGCCCGTGGCGAGCTCAAGCGTCGCGTGATCACCGTGCTGCTTGACCGCGTCTGACTCGGTGGGCGAGTAGCCGCGGAGCTCGCGGCCTGTGACCGGGCTGGGGTAGCTCTCGGTGTTCGAGCTCCCGTCATCAGGATAGACCTCGATGCTCGTGGTCTGAAACGTGGTGGTGGCGTCACGAGTGTGCTCGATGGCCAGCGTCTGCGGGTTCACCGCCTGACCGACCGTCTGGGCGTCCTTCTTCTGGTAAGCGCCGCCCTTGATGCTGGCGCAGTCCTTCGCCTCGCGGATGCGAGGAGGCTGAACCACCACCGGGGCGTCGCCTTCGTTCACTGCGCCGCCGAGGGGCACTTCGACTGGAAACTTTTCGAGCGCCATCAGAAGACCCAGAACTCGGCTTCCGCTTCGGTGGGTCCACCGGAGGGAAACTGAACGCAGATGAATTTTGACTTGTCGTACTGCTCGCCGCTCGGGCAGAAGAACGACACGCCCTGATTCTTTAGGGCCACATTCCAGCCTCTGTAAGGGCGGCCGAGCTTATGCGGTATAAGCGTCGGCTTGTTCGCCTTGATCGACTTCCGAGGCGTCAGAACGCCGTTGCTGGCCTGCGCTGCACCGTTCTGGGAGGCTGGCCCGAGGGACGAGCGCTCCAGCGCGTCTAGCCCGTCCTGAGTGCTGGTCTGCACTCGCGCCCCGATCGCGGGCTCTGTCCCTCGAAACGATGCGCCAGGCCCGGGCTGAAGTCGGTTGAAGCGCGCCATCAGTAATTCCAGAAGTTGGGCCAGTACTGCGGGAAATAATATGGATACGCTCTGACTTGGAATCCAGAGGTGGTGTCCTGGACCTTCTCGGGGAACTCCGCTTCCCGGTCTGGGACGTTGGCGAGGAGGCGCTCTGTAATCTGCGCCTTCAGGATGAGCAGCTGCTCGGCGCTGCTCTCCTCTTTGCCGAGCATCCGTGCAGCGACGTCCGCGACCATGTATTCGTCCCAGTGAGCGAAACCAGGCACGATCTGTTGAGCTTCGAGGGGATCATTACCGGTGGGCGGGCGGAAGGTCGGAGGTAGCGGGATGTACCAGACCGAGATCATGCGCGGCTTTTCGGTGAGGTCAGGCGGCACCGGCGTGAAGTAAAGCCTCTGCTGATGCACCCACGTCGCCTCTTCCGGCGTGGCCAGCGGGTCGGCCGTCGGCGTATTCCCGCGCTGCCCTACGCCCACGCCCGAGACCGCATCAGCGAGGGTGTTGATTGCGCCGCCCAAGCGATAGCTCAGGTTCATCCCCTTCATAAAGCTGCCGTTACGTGGCGAGTTCATGTAGCGCTGCGTAAACGTGTAGGGCCTCATGAGCCACGGGATACCGTCACCGAAGTGGGCCTCGACGCCGAGCAGCCGATAGAAATCAGGAGGCAGGACGGCGTAGCTTCCATCCTGCGCATCGCGCACCATGTAGCCGTTAAGGCTGGCGTCAGGAGGATTGGCGGGCGCGGTCTCTTCGATCCACGCCCGCCGTAGAAAGAACTCCTGTCCAGCGTTCTGCACTATCAGGTCATAGAGCTCGCCCAGCGATTCGTTCAGATAGGAGGTGATTTCCTCATCCGTGACGAACTGGGTATTGATCATGTCGGCGCGCTGGCGACACCGCAGGATCAAATCAGCGAGTGAGACCTGATTGTACATTTAGCGGCGACGCTTTCCGCGGGTCGCGTCGTACGCAGCCATGCCCGCAGACTCGCGAATGCGAGAGCCCAGGCTCTGGTGATGCTTGTCGTACAGGTCGTGATGGCTGCGGGCGACGTGGTGAGTCATGCGCCCGTGACGCGCTGCGCGCTCCTCTCGACCAGGCGGAACGACTCGATCAGAGTGGCTCGCCTCGCGGGTCTTCTGGCGGTGCCACTTGTCGATGAGCGCACGCTCGGCCATGCCGACGGCCTCGCCCCTGCGTCCCTTGTGGTCCTTCCATCGCGCCTTATCGCCTCGCCGCATGTCGGACTTGGCAGCGCCTACCGCCATCGCCCTCCGTCCCTTTTTACTCACCTTCATCGCTTACCGCCCTTCGGTCGTAGACTCGGATACTTCTTGTAAACCGCCCGCCGGATCCCGGCAGGGTTAGGCGCGTTGTGCGCCAAACGCAGAGCGCTTTCGGCGCGCTTCTTGGTGTTGATCGGGTAGCTGCCCTTCGGCGCTCCGCCCTTGGTGCCCGCGAAGGACTTCTTCGCCACCGAGGCGTAGCTCCCGACGTTCGAGCCGCCAGGCTTCTTGCGAGCGCGGGCGACCTTCGCCGCGCTCTCCTTCATGCCTCGACCCACGCTGATCTTTTTCTTTCGAGCCTGCGCCATGTGCTCACCTCAGACTGCGTAGGGAATCTCGCTGTATTCGGGCGGTCCGATCTGACTCACGATTGCGGTGATGCAGAGCGCTTGATCGAGGTCGAGGTCGACGCCGATCTCGGGATCGGTGAGGTTGCGAAGCGTGACGATCACGCTCGCCGGTTCACCCGTGGCGACGTTGCCGTCTCGGGTGTAAACCATGGCCTGAATGGCCTCGCTGCCTGCAGTGCTGCTGAGCAAGTCGGCCGAGGCGTAGATGATCGGGGTGATGCCGTCAGCGTCAAGATCCGCCTTCCACATGACGACAGGCCCACCAGGCGTGACCATGGTGGCGCGCTCCCACTTGAGCGCGCCCTCGATGCGATAGTCATTGAGGTCCGCAGGGTCCGTGCCGACGTAGGTGATGCGCCCGGTGGTGAGCGCTCGCCCTCGGCCGTAGTGCCAGACTGGTAGGCTCTCATTCTGGATCATGCTGTCTGCCTCGCGTAGGTGCGACCGATGGACGTGTTTTGAAACCAGACGCTGATCATGATTGCATCGCCCGGGCCAGCGAATACCGGCGTCGCTCCGCCGTCCCAATTGACCATCGTGATGATCAGTTTCGACTGCGCCTTGACCCACTGGACAGTCGGGAAGCCTCGCCCGAGGGCTGGCTGCTCGTTGTGGGAGATATCGAAGCTCAGCAAGTCCAGCTCACCAGGCGCGTCGACTGTGATCTCCCAGGCCCCCGCGTAGTCACTGCCCGCGAACGTGTACCACTGGGTGACGTCGACTTGCGCAGGCGGGATAGTACAGCGCAGCTCGTTGTCGGCGCTCTCGAATCGAGCGCGCCAGAGGATGCAGTTTCCACCGAGTGACTCGATGGGCTGTTTGTTCGAGTAGAGCGGCATCAGGGGGCCTCGATGACTAGGTTAATGGGGTCGGGTGTCGAGTCGTACAGATGCACCCAGAAATATATCCGCTCACCGACCACCAGCGGAGTCTCGACAGGGGCGCTCGGCCCTGGTGCGGTCTCTTCGAGCAGCCGAAACTCGATAGTCCGCGTGGTGCGGTCGTAGCTATGCACAATGTGTTTGAACGGCGACGAGGCATTCTCGGGCATGAACGCGGTGCAAACGCCCGCGATATCCAGCGAGCCTTTGCCGGGAAGCGTCACATAGTAGCGCTCTTGGACGGGCGGACCCGGGTCGCTGTCGTACGCGGGGACGCACTGCGGCGGGGTGACCTGCAGCCGTCCAGGGTCGTCGAGCACTTGCAGATGACCCGCGAGCAGGACGTCCCCGGGGCCCATCGTAGTGAAGAAATCTAACGGTCGTTGGATCGGCATTATTTGCTGTCCTTCTTCTTCGAGGGCTTGAGCGGTGGCCCCGAGAGCTTGGGCGGGGTGGAGCGGGAGGCGGTCGCGGTGGCTACGCCGAGATTTGCCCAGTTACCCCCGAGGTCATAAATCGGTCCGTCCGTGCTATCGATCGCGGTCGTGTTTTTCTGCATTACCTGAACATTGATCGCGGGCGGAAGCTTGGGCAGATCCAGAGGGTCGCTCAGGTACGGATTCACGCCACCCCGCGGGAGCGGGCGAGGCGCGACCATCGGAGAGCCACCAGGCGCGACAGGCGCGACAGGCACCGAGCACCAGACCCGGATCACAGGCGCGGCCTTGGCCACGAGCTCAAACTCCCCAGAGGGTAGCTCCGTCTGCGACAGCGACGTAATCACTGCGCTCAGCTGCGTCTGTACGACCGCGGGGCGCTGGCGGAAAGCCTCGGCCTCACCCGAGCTCCATGGGAACCCAGAGGGCGTCAGTGTGGGGACGATGACGCCAGCGTAGGGCGCGGTGTAGTAGCTATCTCCGGGCGGCGGAGCGCCCAGAGATAACGAGCCGGAGACCGGGCCTCTGGCGGCGTTGGCGGTCTGCACTCCTCCAGGCCCCCAATCGACCTCTGGGTGGTACTCGCTGAGCGCGTTGCCGCTGACGCTGGCGGTCACCCAGAAGGTTCGCTCCAGCGCTCGCTGGAAACTCGCGATCGCGGTGTGCTCCCAGTTGGAGGACGTGATCGCTGAGGGGGGTCCAAAATCCGCGGTGATCTTGTAGGGCGGGAGCTCCCAGTTCAGGCCGACCTCGTAATAGGCGAGCTCCCCGAGTTCCTCCTCGGTCCCTCCTCCAATGACTCCACACACGACCTGTCCATGCGTAGATCCGAGGTTCGTGTCATCGACCAGGGCGAACGGGTATAGGTCGTTATTCGGCCAGGCCTGCGCCAGCGTCGGGCTGGTCCCGTTAGAGACGAAGAGGCCGAGCGCCTCGCGGTAGGGCAAGCGCCGCGTGCCCGAGCCCGTGACGAACACACCCAGGCTCGTCGCGTTGTAGGGCTGGCGCTGGATGTTGAACGTCTGCGTGGGGCCGCTCGTGATGACGCCCGGGAACGGGTAAAAAGCGGGCAGCGCTGGATCGACGAACGCTGGAGGCTTCGTCAGCATCTCCGATGCGCCAGGCAGATACTCCTCATCAAACGATCCAGGCGTCCCCGCGAGATGCGAGAGAGAGAACGCCGCAAACACACGACCGGAGCCGTGCGCGTGCGGAAAGTTTTTGTTGCTCATATTCGGCATTGCGGCGTTCTCCAGAGCGAGGCGGCGGTGAAACCGCCTCGCTCATCTCATCACGTGGCCAGGGCGATTCGTGCGTTCCAGCCGGGAGCCGTGTTGCCAAGTTGTGAATAATATCCACACCTTACGGTCACACTGTCCGCATTATCAGTACGCAAGAACCGTAGTCCGTCAGTCATGAGGATCTTCGGGGCCATACCCAGGCTGTACAGCTTCCACGTGTCCATCTGGACCATGTAAGCGACGCCCGTGGGACAGTTGGGATCGGCCACGACGCTGACCTGGCCGCTCGGGGTGTAGACCCTGACGCTGTCGAAGAAGACCTCCGCGACGTCGGAGCTGCGGACCACGTCGTAGACGACCTTCGACCCGAGGGACTTGATGAGCTCGCTGTATGACAGCGGGTTCATGAATACCATGTCCGGACGCCCGCCTTCTCTAAACAGAAGCGAACCAGCGCCGATGAGCGCCTCCTCGATGGTCTCCGCGGTGCCGTCGTATCGCTGACCTGCGAGGCGGCTGGAATCGATCCCTCGATCGACTTGGAAGAAATCTGGCGTGACGCCGGTGATGGGAGCGGTCGCAGGAAGCCAGCCAGCCAGGCCAGCCATCTTGAGCGGGTCGCCACCGTTCGCCGCGTCGCCCAGCTGGAACAACGCATCGCCGTTGACGATACCCGCAGGGGCCGTCACCGTGAAGGTTCCATTGTCGCGGTTGATGGTGTCGATGGTCGTACCGATACCACCGCCCGTGGTGATCGCTGCGGGGGTAGCCGCTGCGACAGACACGAGGGTCATACCCACCTCGAAGAACACGATGTCTGACGGGTTCGTCAGCGTGATCTCGTTGACGACGATATTGGCTACCTCGCCGCGCACACCGAACTGGTCGCGATAGAGGTTGCCCGCGAGGTCCTGGGTGAGGGAGCGGAGCGCTCCATCAATCTCGGAAGCTGCGGCCTCCATGAAGGCGTTTGGACGACCGACAGAGGCTTCGAGAGTCTCGTTGTCGATGGCTGCGACCGAGTAGTTCCGAACGCGCTTGAGCACGAAATCAGTGTACTCACCAGGCGTCTGGACGTTCTGGTTGTTGGCGTCGGTGAAGGTCGCCGAGCGTCCCTGGGGAGTTCCGAACTGCACCGGGATCGGAAGGTTCTTGCCGCCGAAGTATTCGTACTTCGGGACGGCCGCGAGGAATGGGTTGTTGCGGTAGACGAGGTTCTTGACGCGTAGGTCCGTGTAATGGACCTTAAGCGCCGCCTCAAAGCTGTCGAGATCTAGAGATGCCATGACTGATCAACCTTCCCACGACAGAAGCTTCGCAGCCTCTGCAATACTGGCCTCTCGATTCATGTTGGGGTCCTGGCGCAAGCGCTGGTTTTCCTCGGTCTGCATCGCATTGGTCAGCGTGGATGATGGTGCAGGCGCGCGCGCGGGAGTCTTCCCGCCCTCCGCCTGCAGTTTGTCTTGGATAAGCTTTCGAGTCGCTTCGGACTCAAGCAGCTTATCGATTTGACCGGTGAGATGGGCCTCCACTTTACGAGCGGCCTCCTGCTCACTCATGACCTCTCCGGTGCTTTGATGGTGCTGCGTCATGAGCTGCCAGACCTGATCTGCACTCCCAGTGATTCGGGTGAGCGGAGTATCCTCCGCGCTGCTGATATAGGTTCTGACCTGCTCCCGAGCCTCGCCTAGTGCCGCATCCATCCTCGCTTGATCGGCGGCTTCACGTTGCTGGCTGAGCTCTTGGCGCATCTGCGCCATCTCGTCGCGCATACCGGCGACAGGATCGTCTTGGCTGGCCAGGCGCTTAGAGACATCCTCGCGCTTGATGCCCGAGCGCTCAAGGAACGCCACCGGGTCGGCCTTCGCCAGCTGCTGCAGAGCTTGGCTCTGCTGTACGGCAGCGTGCTGGTCCTCGGCAATCTGCCGAGCCTCGCGGCTGCTCTTTTCCTGCTGCATCAGCGCCCGCAGAGCCTCGGCGGCTTTGGGGGTGTTGATGTAGTCCCGGTCCGCTCGCGGATCGGCTGCAGGGGTTTCCGGCGCTTCACTTGCCGGCTCACTCGTTGTCGGTGTTTGCTCGTCTGACATTGCGTTCCTTAGACCGGCATGGTGCCGTCAGTCGCTCCAATTGCTGTAGGCGGAGCGCCACCCATCCCCGGGGCCGGTGGGGCTCCAGGCATCATCATCCCCTGCGCATTGGCCAGGGCTTGCTGCCTCGCCTGCTCCATCATCAGGTGAGTCTGCGCGAGGTACTCGCGCATCAACGAGAGCCGCTCGGGCTCAACGTTGTTCTGCTCGGCCTTCATGAGCGCGGCGGTTACCTTCTTCAGCGCCAGCTGATGGTCCTGATAGGGCTCGGGCGGTGTGTAGACGCCCTCATCGAGCATCAGCTCAACGTTCCGATCGATGAGCGTTGACGCGGCCCGGTCGAGGCTGAGCTTCGCTTCGAGGTCGGGGAAGTCGAGGAGGTCCTTTGCCTCCTCGGGACCGATCAAGCCGAGCGCGGTGAGCTGCTCGACGAAGGCCAGGCGACCCGATGGCGTGACCGGTAGGCTGGAACTCGGGTGAACCTTGAGTACGTAGCTGTCAGCGTCCATGTCGACCGCGGCCCAGTCGACCACGTCGATCGTCTTGCTGTCCTTGGCGACCACCACCTCGTGGCTGTTGTCCTCGCCATAGATTTCCTTGCCGACACCGACCACCAGGCGGGCGGCCTGCATGAACATCTCTTCATACTGGCGCGACACCGTGGTGAACCGAAGGCTCTCGACGTCCTGATATTCGCGGAGCGCTGCGCCCGAGTTCAGTCCGGCTGGCTTCATGCTCGTCGCTGCCATCTGACTGATACCGGCGATCTCAAAGGACCGAGAGTAGAGGCGCTCTAGATGGTCGAAGATCTCGCGGTTCAGGCTCGGGGGCGTCATCTGTACCGGGACCTGTCCGGTGTAGGGGATGATGGTCCCGATCTCATTGTTGAAGAAACTTTTACGGATCTTCGAGCCGTTCTCGACGTAGATCCTGGGCACGCTCATCAGGTGGAACGCTCGCTGAATTTTCATCAGGAGCTTATTGATCTCGACCTGCATCCCCTGGATGTCAGCGCAAACGCCCTCACCCCAGAACCCGAGCATCGGGTCCGTCCAGCGAACGAAAACGAACGGGAACGACCCTTTGTCCCAGGGCTCATCGAGTAGCGTGGCGTTGGATATGCAGATGACGTGGCGGCCGTCCGTCGCACCTTCGCCTGAGGGCAGATGCCACGCCTCAAGGACCTCGATTTGATCGACAAGCGTGGTGTTCGCGTAGTCGATGTTATCGGTGGTTCGGGAGGCCTGACGGATCTCCTCGCTGAAATCTGGGAACAGACGCATCAAGACCTGACGGTCGATGAACTTTCGCTGATAGAAATTGCGGGGTGAGCCATAGAAGCCATCGACCGGGTCGACGAAGAGCTCGCCGGGAAAGACGCGTTCAAACTGAACTACCCGATCCTTGCGGTAAACCTTGAGGCATCCGGTCCCCAGCACCGCGGCATCAAGTAACACCTTCGGGGCGAGCTGATAGAGCCCGCCCTGATAGAAGGCCTGATCTGTGAACTGCTCCAGGAGGCGTGCCCGCCGCTGTAGGCTCCAGTTACCACCGTGAGTGAGAAACCGGGGCCTCGGGCGTTGCCTCGACAGTCGCGACACTGCGGTGTCACAAACGGCCTTGATCACGTTCATTGTGACCCGGGCCGTATCGACTACCTGATTATGAGAGAACGGCGTGTAACCCCCATACTCGCTGTTGCCGTACAGTCGGACGTATCGCAACAGTGACGATAGGCGCAGCGTGTCCGCCGTCTCGATGACCCGGAACGCCTCGATCAAGTCCGCATACGGACGATCAGCGGTCCACCACTGTAAGGCGATGTATGGCTCTTCCTGCATGGTTATGAGGAATAGTATAGCAATTCTTCGTCAGGTATCTCCTCCTCTGTTGCGTCCTCGGGCTGCGGGAAAGAATCGCCGGTGATGTCCATAGCAATATCCCCGATCTTGAATTGAGTTACCCCTAAGAACTTCAGTTGTTTGACGAGGTTGATTAGCTCCTCAACCGTCTTTATCTCCAGGCTAGGAGCCTGCTCCTCTTCACCAGCTTTCGCCATCGCTCACCTCCAAATCATCCCACCACGTACGATCAAGCTGCTTGTCTAGCAGCCTCTCCTGCTCTTCTTCCAGCTGGTCCTCTTGCTGTTTCCAGTATTCCGGGGAGCCCTGGCGCGGAGGCTCCGGGACAATCTCATCGCGCCAATACTGATGACACCAGCGCCAGGCGTATAGATAGGCATCAGCTAGATGGTCCTCACAGCGCTCGTGCGGAGCGAGCCGGTGATCATCCCACTGCAGAGAATGGAGCTCGTCAAGGAGCGGGCCGTTGTACTCCTCGACAATCGAGGCCACCCCGGTGGCCATGTCACCGGCCAGCAACTCGATGTAGGCCCGCTTCTCCCGCTTCTCAGCGTTCTTTATCTTCAGTCCCCAGCGCTCGGACATCTCAGCGGCGTAGGCTTTGCCCAGGCCGCCAGCGTCAGCGACGATTGATTCGAACCTGAATTGGCTGTTCAGGTCCGAAACAATCTGAGCGACGTCGCTCGGGAGAAGCTTTGTTTTCTTGAAGCTCTCGACGACGACCAGGCGGCCGGTTGCCGTGGAGTAGGCGCAGATCACAAACGCGGTGGAGTCGATGTAACCCAGGTCGAGCCCGAGCACATACTCCCACTCATCCTGATCGGGTAGCTCGCTGATGACTGGGATCTTGGGATAGATGAGGGAGCTGCTGTCTCGTATCCACTGGCCTTTGTACTCTCGCAGATAGGTCGGGTGAGACTCGCTCCAGCCATAGCGCCGGCAGCGGTCAGCCAGCCATTCAGCGGCTTTCGGGATGTGCGGATTGTCGAGGAGCGTCCAGTGATGCACTGACCAGGCGGACTGCTCCTGGCTCGCATCGTAAAAGAAGCCCCGGCATATCTGGTTCGGTGTGCCAGCCAGGACTATGGAACCATCGTAATCAAGAACCGCAGGCTCCAGGACGTCACTGATGAGCTCCGCGAGGTAACTCTTGAAGGCCTGCGCCTCGTCGATGAGTACGAGCGGGTATTTGGGACCTCGCAGGCGCTGTATCTCCTCCTCGGTGCTGGCTCCAGTCAGGAAGATCTGGCTTCCATTCGGGAGCGTGCATGAGAGCTCCGAGGCGTTGAAGCGCAGGCCTAGATCGTTCTGACGATCGAGCTGCTGGAACACGGGCCAGACGATGCGCTTGGCCTGACTCCGGGTGATTGAGATCACCGGAATCAGGCAAGACTCGTACTGAAACGCGGTATCCAGCGCCAGGACGCTAAGCGCGAAGCTCTTGCCCGCTCGCCGCGAGCAGACCGCTACTTTCGTCCGGCTCTCGTCGTCCAGAAGCCTCTGCTGTTCCGGGAAGAGCAGCCTCCTGAAGTCCAGGCTGCTTCGCCTTCTTGCGCGCTCGCTTGCCTCTGCCAGGATTCGGCGAGCTCTCCTCTGGTCCATGTTCGAGCCAGATTGCTCGACCGTAGGGGACGGCGATTGTGCGGGCTCCGGCGGTGATAAAGATCGTCTTTTCATCGGTCCAGATCTCCAGCTTCTCACCGGCCTTGAAGCGCTTCGAGGTGCGCCCCATGCCCCTCGCCGGGTCTGGCGTGTAGTGCTCGAATTGAACGTCGCTTAGGTTGATTCTCATGGCTCGGCTCCCCAGTCCTCGGGTAGCGCTGTGAACAGCGCATATGGGTTGTATATCCACCCCTGGTCCTTTGGCCTCATGGCGTCCCAGGCGGTGGTCTGGTGGGTGGTAAATTTGAAGCGCACATCCTCATGTGCGAGCAGCTCCTCAAGCAGAAGCTTCATGAAGCCCTGTTTGCGTAGCGAGTGCTTCACATAGACATAGTGGAGCATCAGGATTTGCGGCTGACGCTCGACACAAGCCCACCCGATGATTTGATCCGGGTCATCCATGTTGCACAGCACCAACAGCAGCGAGCGCGGAATCAGCGTCTCAAGCAGCTTGTGGTGCATTTGGTAGTAGATGTCGTTCGGCACGCCCTGGGTGAACGTACCCCCGGCCCTCATCGACTTGAGCCACGAGTTAGTCACGAACGCAATATCAGAGCTCCGACCCTCCCGGAGCTGCACGACCTCCTCTTCACTCATCGCATGTAGCCCTTCACCACGGTCACGAGCGCCTGCACCTCAACCTGTAGCTCTTTGATGCGCTTCTCATGGCGGTCTATCTCCGCCATGATCCGCCGCACTTCAAACGAGATTTGCTCGACCCGGTGAACAGGTGAGCTCGTGGGCGGTACGGGTCTATCGCCATTCATTCTGCGGCCCTCCCAAAGTCGAATTGTTGCTGACGTCCCCAGTGGTCAATCCTCGCCCGAGCGATAGCGATATACTCTGCCTCCCGCTCGATGCCGATAAAATCCCGCTGCTCCAGCGCAGCCGCTATGCCCGTCGTTCCCGACCCCAGAAACGGGTCAATGCACAGCCCGCCAGGCGGAGTTAAGAGCCTCACGATCCAGCGCATTGCTTGGACTGGCTTCACGGTGGGGTGCACGTTGTGAACTGCGTCCGAGGTCTTGCCAGCACGGGGGTTCTTTGACCCAGCGCTGCCCTCTTGGCGGTCGGTGATCTCGTGGGCATCTGGCGCCGGTAACGACTCGCAACCCGCTTCACGCTCACCTCTGGATGGCTTGGCAGCGTGGTACAGATTCGCAGGCCAGCGGCCCGCTTCGCTGAATCCATTTGTGCGCGTCCGGTCCCACTGTCCATGAGTTCGGACGTGAGACGGGGTAGCCAATCCTGCCACCCGTGCATGAATGGCTGCTGCGCTCTCTCTATCATTCGGCCCCAGCCAAGCCGGGTCACCATAGGCAAACCGGCATCCATCGATGTTGAGCGATCCGGTTCCATGCGCTAACAGGTTTTCAGCCAGCGTTCCTATCATGGGTTTTCGGGCGAGAATGCAGGGCTCATACGAGGGTTTGAGCGCTGTACCGTAGCCGTTGAAACGCTTGGCTTGGGGGGTTGCTGGTGCTGTTCGATCGAATTCAGGACGATAACCGAAGCCACCGCCCAGGCCACCGCTCCCACCGTGCCCCATTGTGGTGGTGCCCGCTTCTCCCTTACCCACCACTTCACGCTCCGCACCGAAGTGAGCATCAAGCGCCTTTGATGCATCCTGTGACTTTGGGAACCCCTGGAACTGGGCAACGGCTATCACGTCTCGAATCTGGAAACCGGCATCCTCAAGAGCGCACGTCAGACGGTGCTGAGTTCTGGTCGATGAGAACGCAGCAATCCACCCGCCAGGCTTGAGCGCATCCAGGCACGCACGCGCCCACGTGAGGCCCGGGACGGCGCTATCCCAGTCCTTGCACATAAACCCGCCCTTGGCCCTACCATCGCCCACCTCGTCCCATGTGCGGGCCTTCCCATCGGGTGAGAGTCCGTAGGGAGGATCGGTCACTATCGAGTCGGCGCTCCCGGGCTTCATGGCCCGAAGCGCCTCGATGCAATCGGACTGGATGAGCTCACTCCTCATCGGGTGACTCCGGCTTGAGGACCTGGAGATACTTCCGCGCTTCCTCGGCCTGCTCAAGTAGCTGAGCATCGGAGAGCTGAGCAGGATCGGAGCGCGCCTCCTGGGCTCGCTCCTCCTTCATCAGCTTAACGACGGCCTCGGTCACTTTGGCGAACTTGCCCGCTTCGCTGGCGGTGAGCTCCTCACCCGAGCCCGTCTTAGCGCGCATCGCTGCGAGCTCCGCAGCCGCCACATGATACGCGTCTCCGAGAAGCTGGCCGATGTGCGGGCGCAGACTCACCCGGTAGGTCCTGGCCTTCGCCAGGCGCTCACGAGCGTGGATGTACTCGGTTGGGTGAGCGCCATCGTCCCTGCTGGGCTTGATGGGCGCAGGGCGCAGCTGTTCCTGCTCGCGCATGTACTCATCCGCGCGCTCACCGCTCTCGACGGTTACGATCCGCCTCCTGGGCTTGTCTTCGCTCATGTCCTCATTGCTCCGGTGACAGGATACAGTAGTGCAGATTGCTTAACAATTATCAAGATTGGTACGGGTATTGCGCTTTACAGTCCAGGTTCACTTTCCCCGATTGCCCTTAGGTTCCAATATCTTACATGCTAGTTCTTTCAATGATTTGGTGGAGTATGATAAACTCCCCCTAACGCTCGTTTCGGTTCAAGCACAGAGCAACCATTGCAGGTCACGCTCTAGCTTGTGCCGAGCCCTAGAGCAGGCCGGATCCGCAACCGGGGGTAAGGATGCAAACCTTTACCTCTTCCACCAGGCCAGGAACTAGCTGGGCTGCTGCGCCCCAAGCGCAGTAGCAGACCAGCGTAAGCGTTGCAGGCTCGGCCCTACGTAAAACAAGTGGCCGGATACCCACGGACGTAGGGAGTCCACGGGTAGACGAGAGCTGTATTTGTTTCGTGGATTAGATCTATTTAAGCTCGAATCAAGTCACGAGCGCGGCTCGGGCGCTCTGATGGCGCCGAGCCGCTCGATGCGCTCCAGGTTTACGCCCGTAGCAGCGCACCAGGCGGAGGTGAGAGCGCTACCACCCCTCCATGCATGGCCTGCGACAGGCGCAGGCCAGAAGAGCTTGGGAGGAGCCAGTTAGTGCTGCGCGCGTTATGCTGGTCACGTCTCCGGGTCACCGCTCGTTGAGAGCTGCTCCGCAGCCGCGCTAGCGCGCGCCGCTCGATGTGGCCCGGAGACGCCCAGGTGGGTGGGGAAGTCTGCCAGCAGCTCCTCGGCCGGTGGCTCATGTCCAATCGGGGCAGATGTCGGCGCTGCACAACCTATCTGAGAGTAGCGCGCTACCCCACCTGTCTCCTCATTGCCCATTCGTCCCGCGCTGGCCGCGGGACCTCGGGGCGAGCTCTCCCGGCGTCTCGCCCTGGTGCCGTCTCGCGTCTGCCCGGGATGGACACCGGTTACCAAATAGGTAGTTTTTGTGTAGGGGGTACCCCCCCTAACCCCCCCACGGGGGTATCAAGTCTGGACCCGGGGGGAGGGGGTTGATACCGCAAGAAACCTGACACCCCTGTGCCACGATACCTGCTACCAAACTTGCATGGGTGCCACTGTTCCACCCACGGAACAATGTTCAGTGCATGCGCGCTTGCGCAAGTGGCACACTGCTGTGCCGTGATACCTGCTAGGGACCTTGCACCCCGTATCATGATACGTATCACGCGTGATACATCGGTTCCACATACCCCCTGGCCTCGACTCGTTGCACGTGAAGCGCACGGTCATAACGCGTCTAGAGGCCAGTCACTATCGGGTAGTGTGAAGATTATTCACAGTAGGTGTCAAGCCTACACCCTTGAGGTAAGCGCTCCTGGCCCTCGTCCAGCACCTGTAGCTACACACCCTGATCAGCCGCTCGGGCGTCCAGAATCCCCCTACCCGCTGCGCTCTTCGCTCCTTACAGACGTGACAGAGCATCATGCGCTCGCCTGGCGTACGAGGAGCTATCCCGCGAGTCTGCGGTACGTAACTGCTCCAGCACTGCGACCACCCGAGCACTCGCGCGGATGCGCTCGGCCGCATCCCGTAGATCGTCTATGACGTCCAATAGCTGGGACGTCTCGCGGGCTATCTCACTCTCTCGCCTGTCCATTCTCGCCCCCTCTGCTCGCCCGTGACCCGAGCTGCATAACCGCCCCTTCGAGCGCCGTCAGCGACCGTTGCAGGTCTCCCACGACCTCGACCAGCCGCGCATACACAGCGCGCTGGTCGTCCCGGTGCGCGTCACCCAGCTCCCGCAGGTCACGCCTCATCCGCTCGATGAGCTGCGATTGCTGCCAGATGACCCACCCGGCAACCCCCAGCGCACCACCAGCGCCCGTGATGACCTCTAGTCCGTCCATGACTAGATACTACGCCCGGGGCGGCTCCAGAACAGGTTCCGCGTAGCACCACACGAGACAGGCCCGGTCCGCTTTGGCCTGCCGTCCATGTGACCACCCCAGTGAAATGCATCAGGGCACGGGTCATCGAGCTCGCCGGTAGCGACCAGGACGACCAGCAGCTGAACTTTCCGCCATGCGTCGCGCATCTGCTCCCACCGCCCGCCGGGCCAGCTCGCTGGCTGCGGCTGGACCGGCCGCCACACCAGCTCCAGTATCCAGCGCCTGTGCGGGCGGATATGCTCCACGCCCTTCGCTGCGTCCCGGTGGATGCGGCAATACCTGCGCGCCATCTCCGCCGCTGTGACCCCCGCCTGGCGCGCGCGCTTGGCCAATACGTGAGCGATTGCGATGACATCGGAGGTGTGACCGCCGCTTTCAGCGACCACGCATTGAGCGATCGGGAGCAGCGCTGCCCCTATCTCGGGAGAGGAAAAGACATCGCCCTCGCCCTGCGCGCTGGTGGAAGCAGGAAACACCAGCGGGGCGCAGAGGAGGGCGATGCAAACCGTCAAACGTATGTACGTCATGATCTAGCTTAGCGCGTAGCTACACACGCTAGCTAGACCATCCCGGGGACTGTCAGTGTTGGTACGACATGGGTCACAGTGGATCGAGCCATGGCGATTGGTGATTATCGAGCCGGACGCCGCGTGCGCCTCTGCATGCGCAGCGCCTGAGGCCCACGACCTCAGAGAGTGCCTCGATGTCGCGGTCGATGGTCCGGGCGCTGACGTCGAGAGCTGCGGCCAGTTCGGCCACGGTCGCACCCAGGGCGCGACCGGCCAGGATCTGGTACATGCGTACCAGACGGGTGGGCTGTGCGGGTCGTCTGCTCATGATGCGTACGACCCCCGCAGCACGAGGAGCAGAGCGCGCTCGATCTCCCGCCCGAGCTCGACGGCGACGAGGTCGCCGCGCTGATGAGCGCGCATCCTGAGCGCGGTCAAGGTGTCGAGCATGTCCCACGCGCGGGACTGCTGCGGGGTGCAGTTTGGTCGCGATG